CACCCTTCCGCTGCATATTGTATTGGAACTCCTGCTCCATCAACATACGCTTGGCTTCTACCTCGGCATTCATTCTACTAATGTCAGCCTGTGCCTCAAGAGCAATAATCTGCTGCTTCATCTGAAGCTCAGCTTGCAACTTCTGCATCGCTGTCTGAGCCGCAAGCTCCTGACTCTTCAACTGCTGCTGAGACATCATCGCCTGCTTCTGCATCTCCATCTGCTCACGCTTCTCCTGAAGACGAACACGCTTCACCTTCAACAACTGATTAGCTAACTTGAGATTCTTAATCTCACGAATGTCAATGGCATCCTCAAGATTGATGTCGCCCTTAGACAATGCCATCTGAATGTTGGCTTCCAACTTAGCCTTCTCCTCTTCATCAGGTGATACCTCAATAAAGATTCCAAAGTCATAGATATACAAGTCCTTAATCTCATCCAATAAAGAAACATTGTACTTACCAATCTTATTAGCAAAGTCGTCCTTGAAGTCAGCATACTCAAGAATATCAGAGATACGATACGTCAATGCCTCAGATAAAGACCTGAACATAAACAAGCTACCATCAAGGATATGACGAGTCGCTGTGTTAGAGTTAAGCGCCGCTAACTTCTGTAAGCCAACCAATGAGTCAGGGTCAGGAGTACTGCCGTCACGAGCCTCATTCAGCCCCGTAACGGTGCGAATCATATCAAGGTAATGGTTATAGTTGGCAAGCAACATTTGAGTCTTCCCTGCACCTGAATTTGAGTTCAACTCTTGAATAGGAACACGGGCATTATTAAACTCACCGTCTTGAGTATAACTACGTCCAACAACACTACCCGTTTGGAAATACAAACGAAGAGCATCCTCAGGAGTATAGGCTGCGCCATTACCCAAGTCAACCTCGTTCAATCCATCAGCATCAATGAATACCCCATCGGGTACAACACGAGCAATTACTTGCTGCAACTTCAAGTGAGTAATCTGAATCAAGTCAGCGAATGGAATCATTCGGCGAACCAACGACTCGATATTACCCTTGTACATACGAGGAGCAATAGCCACGTAGTTAGGAATGGCATGCTGAGATGTAGACTTAGGACGAACCATGTTCTTCATCATCTCCCACTTCAAGATGATATTCGTACCCATCACCATGATACCATCGTACCATACGTCAATACGCTTCTCAATCTTCTCGAAGTTACCCTCTTCCATCTTTTCTACAGGAGGGTTAAAAGTGTCATCCTTCTCAATTACTTTAACGCCACCCGTCTCTAACTTCTTCTTCTTATAGACAATCTTCTTGGTCGTCTTATAATTGAAGTACATCAAAGTACAAGTATCACGATAGAATAAATTATCCTGATAGAACTGAGCTACATTGAAATAATCATACCAAGATTGACTATACTTAGACACTTCCTCCATCTGCTCAGGAGTAATCTTCGGGTCAATCTTAACCAACTCAGTAATAGGAATAGTCTTAATCTCACCCCAATAGAAACAGTCCTTGAAGTATGGGTCTTCAGTATAGCTATGAACAACATTCGCAGGGTCAACATAAGAAACTTCAACGCCTGAACCCTTCAAGAACTCATGCTTGGCTACAGCAATGCCAATGGTGGTAATGTCGTAGTCAAATCTCTTACGCAAATCATAGTAGTGATTCTCTTCAAGGATAGTATTGATGGCCTCCTCCTCTGCAATCTCAATCGCAGGCTTGTAATGCAACTGCATATACAATGACAACTCCTCATCGTTCTGAGGTAAGTCATCAGGATTCATCATGAATGGGTCAAACCCCGTCTTCTCCTGAATGATGCTAAGTACTTTCTTGCCCGCCATCTGAGTCTCGACCATGTCTTGATACTTGCTGCGGTTAGACTGCGACATAGCATCTTGAGCATAAGCCTTGACCTTGAACATACGGTCACTCATTCCATTAACAACAATGTCAACAAACTTAGGGATAACAGGTACAGGAGTCCAATCAAGGTTAAGGTAAGATAGGTCGCCATCAATTGCCAACTCATTCTTATATTTGCCAACAGGCTGCTCACCACGGGCGTATAATCTCAGTCTATGAAAATCTCTCCATCGACTATAGAACCTACCATAAGTAGAGCTGTCTCTTTTAAACCACTCATACTGAATGGATTGACCAACCTGAAGACCAAACTCTTCGGTATCTTTTACCGAATCAGGTACGAACTGATTGGGGAATGTAGCGCTTGCTATATTAATCTTAACTTCCTTCATCGAATCAATTGGCTTGTATTGCCATCATTACTATACCTTGCAAAGTTAAGAACTAATTTCTTTTCTTTTTTCTCAGCTTGGTACAGATGTTTTTGGTTAGCCATGATAGCTAGTCCCGAACTAATAGATGCGTCAAATTTAGTTCTGTTAGATATATCGAACTTAGACCAATCCTCAAGAGTCCTCAAGAACGGCATGTCTCCTATTTCAGAAGGGTCTCTATATTTACCTGTAACATCAAACCCCACATATTTTTCTATGTATGATTCAATCGCAGAAGCATGTGCTTGGCGCACATCTTCAGATGAGTTTGGAATCCCACCAAGCTCACGCTCAGTTGCAGACAACTTAGCAAATGCCTTGTCAGGTCTGTTCATGGAGTATCCTCGGTATCCCCTATTCTTCAAGTGGTATAGCAGTCTAGGCTTATTGTTCTCAGCGAGGACAGGCATACCGTAAAAGACCAATGCCATAAGCACATCTTCAAAGAATATCTCAGCCGTCTGAGGACGAGCAACGTATTCTAAGAAGAAAGAATTGACAGGCCCTTCATCCATGTGGAACTTAGTCATACCGTGTAATGCGCCATTTGAACCACGTCCGTCTGTGACAGCAGAGATGTCGTAAGAGTCGCAGCCAAATGAACCCATGTGTTCGTTGGCAGGGTATCTAACTCCATTCCTCATTTCAACATTGTTCTGCAAATGCTTTGGTGGCATCCATGATACTACAAATCTACCTCGATTATCAGGAGTGAAGATAACCTCAGTGTCCTGCTTACCATCTCGCCAACTGAAACTGCCGCGAGTCACGAGGTGTTCCATCACCCGTGATTCGTTGTAGTCAATCTGCTGATAAATCTTAGTCAAGCTAAACAGCGCTGACTTACTCTCATCCCTAAACGCATGAGACTCGGTGCGTGGGAACTGACGATAGTATTCATTCAAAGCATCAGAGTCGTTCTTTAAGGAGTCAACCTCAGCCTCCCAATAATCAATAGCCCCGTTGTAAATCATCTCGCCATCAACGCCCATTACAGGCTTCTCAGGCTTGTACAATACAGGCATGCCATATCTATCAATGAACCCCTCCATGTTCTGCTCCATAGGAATGAAGAGGGAATACAATCCGCTCTTAGTCTGACCGTTTGAGTTGCGATGCAATACGTCAGAGTCATAGTACAAATCCTTGAAGTTATTACCACCTTTGGCCAATGCGTTACACGTAGAACCCATCATACACTTACCGACAATCTTACTCCCCAATCGCAAACAAGTTTTTGTTACTTTCCAATTGCTGCCGATATTGTTTGGCTTAATCCACTTCCCACTCTCGTCATGAATAAGAAGCTTGAGCTTCTCACCATCATAAGAGTTATCGTCCGTATTCTTCCAATCAATCGTAGTATCCAATCCGTCAACAATAGCATCGTCAATGTCGAACATATTCTTCTTGGTAATCTTTGACGCAGGGACACGATAGGCAAGCTCTGTCTTTGGCTTGTCCATCCCGTCCATTACAGGCTTGAAGAAGAACGGCAATCGACTATTGATAGGCACAACCTTATCAGTAAACATCTTCTTGGCATCATTACCCGTCTTAGACAAGATGCCAATCCTTGAGTCACGAGAGATAGTACCAACATTAATACACTCAGAAGACGACATAAACGAGAACCCCGAACGTCGAATCTTAAGGTACACCATACCAAAGCATCTTGAGTCAGCCTTGCATGCCTCCCAAAAAATCCACAACACCCTGTTCGCTTCACGATAATCAGGGTATCCAACGTCAATACTCGCCCATTGTAAGTACATATAGTGAGAGCCTGTGATGTATGTGGGCTTACCATTATTCATAAACCAATAGCCGTAATCACGGTAGTCAAACTCTCGCTCAATGTAATGCACCCATCTGCTCTTGAACTCAGCAGGCAACTCGTTCCATTGAAAGATAGACTGAATCTTAGACAACTCCTTGGGCATATTGATACGCTCCCAATACTGCTCCTTCGTAATACCACTGCGCCTGTATATCTCAGTGTCAGCCTTAGGCAAAGCGATTGCCAAGCCCCTAATATTTACTATCTCTCCAATCTTTCCTGTCTTAGATATGACAACCACATCGTGGTCAGGGTCATACCCATAACGCCATAAGCCCTTCTTGTTCCTAGATTCAATTACATCTTTAGAAATGTAATCACTTAGAACCTCCCACAGAACGTCTTTCCGCAAACCCTTGCCTTGAGTCTTCATAGCTTATCCCTTTCTTTTCTAGTTCAATAGCTTCTTCCTCCGACTGAAGCCTGTTTAAAATCTCGAACGCATCGAAGATAGCTAACTTCTTTGTAGCCGCAGCGTTCTTTAACTTGTCAGCCGACAAGTCATTCTCATCATTGCCGATAATCTTATCGCGAGCAACCTCAATCAGCTCCTCAACAGCGGCATACCCCGCCTCGATAATCTTCGACTTAATCTTACTCTTATCTTTCATTCAATTAAATTTATGCAAATATAAAAAATCCCGCAGCGTTTCACAACGGGCGGGACTTAACCTAAACAAACAAAAACAAATATAGAAAACGATACAAATATAGGTATCAAATTAGCTTCCGCAACCGAAACATTCAAAGTTTGTATCCACAGGCTTGGGCGGACTATCAACATTCATGAGCAAATTCCTAATCTCACCGATGTCGGACATCAAATCAAACTGATAATCATCCATCTCTCCTGTAAGTTGAGACTCTAAATTACTTAACTTCCAACGAAGAGCATCTATGTCTTCGCGATTTTGTGGCTTTGCAAATTTTTTCATAGGGTCATTGTTATAAATTGGTCAATCACTCGATACATCAACTCACCGTCAACGTAAAACTCATACTCGCTATCAGGGGTGTAGCAAACAATGTCGCCACTCTTTATGCCTTTAGAGGAAAGGTATTCATTCGGATACACCATCTCTCCCTTCAATGGCTCATTAGGAGACCCGCTAATAAGCAGAGAGTTCTCTGCAGGGATTGGCTTCACAAATGAGTACTTGTGGTGCGGATACCAAATGCCATCGCGCTTATAAAGAAAGAACTGCTCGTCATCAACAAAGAACGTATTGTCAAACATAAAGCTTCGGCCACTTCTTCTGCGACCCTTCATGTCATTGTAGAACTTAAAGACATTGTGGTGAACCAATAATGTGTCACCTTCTTTTATCGGGCCGATATATCCTAATGGCGTAGAGACAACGATGGCCTCACGATTAGAATGCTTGTGGTCTTCTTCAGAAGAACTAACAAGAATGTCAATACCGCCAATGTTCTTCTCATTAGCATAACGCTTGCCGTCTTTAGGTTCGACGATAAAGTAGTATGGTGATTTCATTAAAAGTTGATATTGTATTCAACGACAATAGGCATTGTGGAATTAATTTCCTTCCACAAAAATACTTCCTTTTTGTCATTGATTACATACAACTCATAAGATTTTTTCAACTCACTAAACTTAATCAGATGCAGCTCATGCGTGCTATCCAATACCTTCTGACCTGCAAGATAATGCATCGCCCCTCCTTTATAGTCAGGGCCAATAGCTATCTTACGAATCTCCATTACGACACAGCCATTTTATAGATACGAATACGAGCAGATGGGAATGGTGTCAAGTCAGAACCAACAGGGAATGTAGTTACAGGGATTCCATACAAGCCACCTGAAATAGAATGGGCTGCATCTTTTGATAACTTAAAGTCAATCACATTATTTGCAGCTGCAGTAAATGGGAATACCATCTGAACATTATGATACTTATTATTATCAACAAATGAAATAATCTGATTATCTACAGTATCAGGAGCTTTATACATAGCAACAGCTAATCTAGCATCACCTCCACCGCTAACATTACCAAAGATAAAGTCAAGCATAATCAAGTACTGACCTGCTGAAGCAAATGTAATCACACCATTCGATGCCAATGACACGTCAGCTGTTGACACAGGGCCTCCAAATAAAATTCTAACAGGAGCAGCTGTCCCTGATACCTGATTGGCTGACTGCGAAGAGTCAATTAAAAGGTCAAACTCAAAATTAATATTCTCCCAAGTCGCAGATGGTTCACCGCCGCCTGAGCTTTTAATAACCTGACCTGCAGTACCGAAGTCACTCCCCAAAGAAATGCCTGCGCCTACATATAAATCGTTAGTTGCAGTTACATCTGTGGTAGAAGATACAGAACCACCTGACACCGCACCTGTTGCAGTCACATCTACCGCAGAAATGTTCTGCATCGTGGCATCAACAGTTGACTCAAACGTACCGCCATTAACTTGAAGCCCACTAGATGTTACAGACCCATTCACAGTAACGTCATCAGTAACCTCTAGCTGACCTGAGAACTCGCCACTCGCAGCAGACAAGTTGCCACTAAGCGTAGCATCATTCGCAGACAAGTCACCTTCAAGAGTTAATGAGTTTGCTGCTAACGTAGTAGAGAAAGACCCACTACCACCTTGAACAGAACCGTCAACATCTAATGAGCTGCCTGATAAAGCACCACCAAAGCTACCATTACCGCTTGATGTAACTGAAGATGCTGATAATGCACCTACAGCTGCAGGGCCGTCAACGTCAATTGACCCACCAACAGTTAAGTCTCCGCCAATATCACCATTAGCAGAAACATTAAGATTGCTAGCAGATACATCACCATCCAAAATAATATTTTGAGCGGCTTCATTATCCTCATCCAATACCTGCTGTAACGTAGGCACAGGAAAATTAGAATTGATATAAGCACCAAGCGCAGATACTGTAAAGTTCTTTGTAGAACCATCTGTATTTGAACCAAGGAGCTTGTCAGAACCCTCAACATTACTATCAGTTGGGTATGTATTAATTCTCGCCATCTTTATCGTAGGTTATTTCACCTGTATTTAAGTTAATAATAGCATCAGCTCCATACTTATCACCAAGAACCTTCTCTTGCTCGTCAAATTTCTGCTTCAATGTAGAGATGTCATGTAGAATCATACTCTTCTGAATCTCTAAATCACCTAAA